CATTGTTCACCCAACTTAAAGACGTACTTTATGGAGAGACTTAGAACGATTGGTCAAGTATTTGACTACACGTTCAATAATTTAGAAACTTGGGATAATGATCATGCAGGTAGAAAGACCAATGTCACTAACTCGAACAAGTTCATTGACATACATGGACGTTCACTGCAGGTCTCCAAGATCAATCAACCCACAATGGATGTGGTTAAGAAGGTACTTAAAGAGAGAGATGATGCAAGTAACCGCACTATCAATCTCTGTGTTGGGACTGCTCAAGTAGCACTCAACTTCTGTTTAGGTAGAGGGCTTATACCTTGGCCTGATCCTCGTGAACTATTCATCAAGGACAACAGATACTGTTTCCCTAAGTTGAATGTTAAGCGAGTTGATAAACCTATCTTCAGTAAGGATCAAGTGATCCATATGTATGAATATGGTTTACGCATGAGTAAATCGTTAGGTGCGATGTATCAAAACTGTGCTGAAACTATTTTGTTCTCAGCCTTTACCGGTATCAGCTGGAGTGAATACGTTCAACTTAGATGTTGTGATATTCACCTAGATGCACGTATTCCATACATACAAGTAGGAGGAAGACGTGACTTCACTCTTAAAAGAGAAGTAAGGAAACGTCAGGTACCTCTTGCTAATGATTCAGCAATGCTGATTCCTATCTTGGAGCGTCGGATCAAGGACGTAGAAGGTTCTAATGATTACTATTTATTTGGTGATGATTGGTCCTCAAGATATAAATCAGGTATTGATCAACATAGAAGAATCTATGAATCAATTACTGATGACCTCGGTTACACATTTGATGATCGAGGAGAGAAAAGAACTCCTTATTGTTTAAGGCATTCTTTCTGCACTTGGTCACTTAGGGATGGCAAATGTATTGAAACAACTTCTCAATTAATGGGACATTCTAACCTCAATACAACACGCCGGTACCTACACCTAGTATTAGATGATTATGTCGAGTCCATGCCAGCCTCAACCCAATTGGCTAAAGTAATCTAGTGAGTCTTCTGGGTACTGATTTGAGCACATTGGTTTACCGCAAAAGGTAAACGCCTTATAATCAGTACTCAAGGATCGCTGAGATCACTTGCTATTACAGGGGAGTGTGGCGGAATTGGTAGACGCACCAGACTTAAAATCTAGTTAATCACAATCATCTAATAATCGCTGGGGTTTGCTGAGAAGTAAGCCCCTCTTTATAAAGTCAGTGATACCAATATGTATCGTATCCACTTAGGCATTTAACTCAATCTAGTGAACTTAATTTATGCCCACACCGCATCAGATTGATGAGCAGATTAAGCATGAACGTGCTGCAATCGCTCAAGGATTAGAGAGACTTAAAGAGAACACAAAACGTTTAGAGGAAAAGGATTATGCATCAGCTTCAATTTATGGAATCACAACGATTGATGCATTATTACCTTTAGTAGTTGAGAGGATTAAAGAAACAAATCTAAGAATACATAAAGGATGCATAGGTGCATCATTTAAAGAGATTAAACAATACTTAGCAGACATTGAACCATTAGCGGCTGCTGCTATTACCTGCAAGATTACTATTGATAAAGTATTTAGTTATAAGGAAGAAAGTAATCAGTTAACTAATATCTGCGATTGCATTGGTAAGGGTGTAGAGAATGAGGCACAACTTAGACACTATGAGCGATGTGCTCCAGGTTTATTAGAAACATTAAAGAAGAATTACTGGCATCGAGCTATTGGTACTGACCAAAAGGTTGTAGTGATACAGACATTAATGAATCGCTATGACGTGCAGCAATGGTCAGCATGGGGCAGAGGAAACCGAGTAAAGCTAGGTGGATGGTTACTTGACTGTGTGATGCAGACAAGCCAGTGGTTCGATAAGGAGATTATCTATAAAGGGACGAAAAAGAATAGTTATGTAGTACCTACAGCCGAGTTCATGGCGATCAAGGATCAGGTCATGTTCAATGCGGAATTGTTCAGCCCACTAGCTTGGCCCATGTTAATCGAGCCAAATGACTGGACTCCTGAAAGACCAGGTGGCTACTTGCTTAACGAGATTATGCGTGGCCATGATATGGTCCGTCGTTCTGGTTCGTCATGTATACAGGGAGAAAGACCTTTTGCTTTTTTAAACAAGGTACAAAAGGTTGCCTTGACCCTGAACCCTTTCTCTGTGAAGGTCGCTGAAATACTTCAGGGAAAGGGTAGAAGTGTAGGAAAATTTCAGCCCATAGTTCATCACGATTTACCTCCTAAGCCTGTTGATATTGCAGAGAATGCAGAATCAAGAAAGAAATACAGGCGAGAAAAGGCTGAGGTATTAAACAGACAAGCTCAAGAATTTAAAAAGTCTTGTAGAACAAGGATGACTATGGAGACAGTGAAGCGGTTTAAAGATAAAGATCGTTTCTTCATTCCCCACTCATTCGATTACCGCTCCAGGGTTTATCCGATACCTGCTTTCTTAACGGTTCAAGATACTGACTTTGGTAAATCACTCATAAGATTTGCTGATGAATCCTTTATGGATGATGAGGCAGAGAGATGGTTAAGGTTCCAAGTTGCTACCACCTACGGTCTCGACAAGGACACACTTGATGACCGTCTAGCTTGGACATATGAGAACGAATGGTTAATAGAGAGAGTTGCTACTCATCCAATAGATAACCTCCATGAATGGGAGGCAGCTGAGGAGCCATGGCAATTCCTTGTTGCATGTGATGAAATGTATCACTGCGTTATAAAGAGAGATCGGATAAGTACTGGTCTACCGGTGGCTATTGACGCTACATGTAGTGGTCTACAAATACTCGCTGGCTTGGCTAAAGATAAATCAACAGCCAAACTTGTTAATGTATTACCATCAGATAAGCCACAAGATGCTTATAAAGTAGTAGCTGAAGAATCTAAATCAAATATACCTGAAAGGCTACGCCCCTACTGGGATAGGAAAAAAACCAAAAGGGTCGTAATGACAATACCCTATAATGCAAAACCATTCTCGAATCGGACGTACATTAGGGATGCTTTAAAGGAAGATGAAATAGAGATTGAGAAGGAAGAGTTAACACAAACAGTTAACGCTGTTAGAGATGCAATGAATGTCATCGTTCCAGGACCAATGAAGGTCATGAAATGGATCGAGTCTGAGGTTGGTAAAGCGATTAAACGTGGAGCTAAACAACTTGAGTGGGTAACACCATCAGGATTCATTGTTAACCAACAGATATTCAAGAAAGAATTTGAACGTATAACTTTACAGGTCTTAGGTCAGTGCAACATGAGAGTTAGTACTGGCGATACTGACAAGGTAGATAAGGCTAGACATAAAGCAGCTACGGCTCCAAATCTTATTCATTCATTAGATGCAAGCCTACTATGTGAGGCAACATTAGCTTTCGATAATCCAATAGCTCTAATACATGACTCTGTACTGTGCAGAGCCACTGATATGACTGAGTTATCTAGAATTGTTAGAGAAAAATATATGTACTTGTTCGCAGAACATGACTACTTAACAGACTTTGCAAACCAAATTGGAGCAGAGACTGAACCACCTATTATTGGCGATCTAAAACCAGAGTCAGTAATGCAATCCACTTACTTTTTTTGTTAATGACTACCCACGCAACAAAAGAGCCTGTTACCTTAGAAGGTTTTCAGGCAATCATGAAGATAGGAAAGTTTGGAAATTATAAACTTGCCGCAATCGTTGAAGATCCAGAGTTAATAACTACGTTAGAAACTGAGAGAGAAGACTTACTCACTAAGAGACAAGCAAGATTAAAAAATCCGAAAAGAGCTACCCTAAATCCTGAACCTTGGGAAGAGGTCAGTGATGGTAAGTATCTTTTAAAGTTTACTTGGAAAGATGATAAGAAACCTGTAGTAATAGATACTGAGGGTACACTGATCACAGATACAGACATCCCTCTTTATTCAGGGTCTAGAGTTAAGCTTGGTTTTATTCAATATGATTACCAACTACCTGCTGGTAGTTATGGGACAACAATAAAGTTATCTTCTATTCAGGTTGTCTCATGTGGTAACAAGGCTGGTGTAGATACTGGTGATATGAGTCCAGAAGATGCTGCAAAACTATTCGGTAAATGCTCTGGCTATAAGGCAGGTGAGCCTAATATAGAGGCAGCTGGAACACCTAGCTCAGTAGAAGATGATGACTTCTAATGTTCCGATCAGAACTAGAAGAAAAGGTTTCAGATTTACTATGTGAGTTAGGGATTGACTATGAATACGAGCCGACTAAGGTCTCTTATCAGATCTCTCATTTTTATAATCCTGACTTCCTACTCCCTAACGGAGTATATCTAGAAACTAAAGGATATTGGGACTCAGCTGATCGCCGCAAAATGAAAGCGGTAAAGGAACAGAATCCTGACTTGGATATAAGGATGGTCTTTCAAAGTCCCTTCAATAAAATTTCCAAGAGGTCCAAAACTACTTACGCCAAGTGGTGCGAGCGTCACAAAATCCCTTGGACCGCATGGCACAACATACCAATGGAATGGCTCATATAGAGAGCGAATTTGTCCGGCATGAACCTTGCGAAAACTGTGGCAGTAGTGATGCCAAATCTATCTACTCAGATGGTCACAGTTTTTGCTTTGTCTGCCACACCCGTACCTCTGGGAATGAGGAAACTAATCACAATCACACGATGTCTACCAATGTACAAATCCAAGGATCAGCCCAAAGGCTGCAGAAACGAGGAATTTCAGAACAAACGTGTCAAAAGTACAAAGTCTTCAGAGACGGAGAACTTCTACGCTTCTATTATTTCACGAGCGACGGAATACTTCAGGGAGCAAAGGTAAAGACTAAACAAAAGGACTTCTATTATGAAGGCACTAGTACCGATACTCTTTTTGGTCAGCATTTGTTCCCTAGTAGTGGCAAACGCATCATTGTTTATGAAGGGGAATTAGATTGCGTCTCAGGTTGGGAGGCAATGACTGGCTGGCCACATGTAAGCCTCCCTCATGGTGCTGCAAGTGCAAAAAAAGATATACAAAAACAAATACCATTATTTCAAGGTTATGAAGAAATTGTTCTCTTCTTTGATGGAGATGAGGCTGGCAGAAAAGCAGCGGAGGATGCTGCAAGTGTACTACCACCAGGGAAGGTTAAAATTGCCCGACTCGAATCCTATAAAGACGCTTCGGACGCTCTGCAAGCGAATAATGCGGAAGCGATAAGACGAGCTATATGGGATGCAAAGCCATATCAACCTGATGGGATAGTCGATGCAAAAACATTACTTACAGAAGTAACCACCCCACAGAAAGAATCAGATCATGACTACCCATACGAAGGACTCAATAAGAAATTACGAGGGATCAGGTACGGATCACTTGTCACATTTACTAGTGGCACTGGTCAAGGAAAATCAACCATCACCCGTGAGATTGCAACTCATCTCCTCAACAAGGGGGAACGAGTTGGGTTCTTGGACCTTGAAGCAAGTAATAGACAAACAGCATTAGGTCTTATGTCTACAGCTGTAGGCAAACCATTACATATAGGTGAACACAGTGAGCAAGAACTCAAAGAACATTTTTCTAATACCATTGCTAATTGGAATCTCTACATGTTTGA